GTCCAATTGGCCTTTGCTCACAAAGTAAGTAGTTTCAGTTTGGATTAAATTTGCCGCTGCACTTTTACCAACGTTGTAGCGTTCCGAAACGCTTGCAATCGCTTCTCTAGGTCCGTTTCCACGGATGATAGAATTAGAAATAATGTTAGTTAGATCATTCGTTAATTTAGCTCTATGGGTTCCCCAAATCCTATCCGAAAAGTTCGAACCGTCCGAAGCCCAAGGTTTTGAAAGAACTTTTTTTAGTGTATTGTCGTCTATCCCTTGAATTTTAATTCCAATTCCTACTTTTTTTTCTATTTCAAAAGCCATTCTCATACTAGATTCTTCATAGATAGAGCCTAAAACACTTTGACTCTTATCTATTTCAGTGGAATAAAGCTCGTTCATTTTTTGCTTTATTTCTATTTGCATGGCTTCAAGTCTTGATATTCTTTGACGCAAGGACGCGTTCTCGAGCTCTTGGGCCCAAGCGCCCGTAAGCGAGTTCTCTTTTGCTCTTTTTGTGTACGTCTTTAAGTTCCATTTGAACTCGGATAATTCATCAGAAGTCAAAAGGCGTTTTGCCTCTGAAAAAGAAATTCCGTTTGACTCTGAAAAACGAGAATAGAAAACACGAATTTCTTTGCTCAATTCTGCAAAATTATTTTCGTACAAATTAAATAAATCTTTGTTTATGAATGAAGTTGCTTTCTCATTCATTGAGGCTTCAAGAATCATAGATCGCTCGGCCCAGTATTCTCTATTTACCATGGCTAGACCTTTGTGCTATCGATTTGCGTCTGGTCTTTGTTGCTTAATGTAAACTGATCGCCATATTTTTCCAATTCTTCTTTTTCATCTTCTTCCACTTGCTTCATTTCTTGATCTACGTCGTCAATAAAAGGCACTTGCGACAAAAGTGTTTTTTGAGATATTTTAACACCGGCACTTACAAGGCTGTCCAAGATTTCAGTTTCGCTCATCAGCAAATCACGATTGAAAATAAATTGAATTGGCTCTTCGTCAATATTAATTTGTTCTGAATTTGATAAATGATCAGACACAAAATACATCACGTTTTCTAGCGATGCCTGGAACTCCGTTTCGTTTTCATTGGCATCAATGTCGCAATCGTTGAACATAGCCGAAATGTGCATTTGATTTGCATTGCCACCGACACTATCGTCTTTGACATCGTAGCCCTTGCAGTTGTCCACAATAGCCTTTTTAAGCAGCTTAACGACTAGCTCGTAATTAGTTGCGTCCACCTCGATACTAAGTTTCCTGACATCGCCCTTGGCCCCATCAGCGGATCGAACTTTAATCGCCCCATACTGGGCTAAGTTCTTTCTAAACTCGCCCAAGTCGGTTCCGTCGTAATTGTCCAGAATCAAAATAGTTTTTCTTACGTCCTCGTCAAGGTTGTCTTTAAACGTTGAAAGAATTTCATTTAGTGCGTCTTGGAGGCTCTTGCAGCATTCAATCAAAGCTATTTCGGACGAGTTACTTTTAAAAGCCACAAGTGGAATCTTATTCCATTTCATCTCAATTGTGGCCGGTGCCTTTGTTTCAGGATCTTCACTTTCCATTGTAAAATAAGGACGAAACGGAATTGTCTCTGGAATTAAAGATCCTGCTTTACGCACAAAATAATAAATTCCATCGGGCTTAAAGACTTCCACATTTTCATCATAGTCAATTACGCTGGTGGAAAACTCTCGCTCTTGCAAATAATAATGCACGGCCATTTGAAGTTCTGTATGTTCAGAATCCTTCCAGATAGGCATTATTTCGGAAGCATTGAGGCTCACAAACTTCAAATTTCCGTTGTCGTCATACGTTATATAGAGCCAAGAAATACCCGCTTGTATGGCTTGCAAGCCCTGCTTTCCAAGCGTCCTTTGAAATGATTTATTCAGAATCTTTTGAACTTTTTCAATTTTAGATGTGTCTTTTCCATTGATCGAAACTGGTTTTCCAAAGAGATAATTCTTTTTTAAGTCCACCATTTTTTTGTACTGGTTGTCAATAATGATATTGTTCGGGAGGTTATCAACAACTTCAAGAACCCCGTCTTTGCCCACGATTTCACGGGTCTTTGACAAAATGTCATGGAACCCGCGATAATATTGAATGGCTGCAATTTGAGCAATGCGCTGCGGGCAAGTTAGCCAAAAAGAAATTTTAGTCTCAAGCCATCTCATTTCTTTCGTAGACTGCGTTTCAGTTTTTCCAACAATTGCCGATTTTATAAAGTCAAAGATCATGTTTTACCTGTACCTCTAAAATAGCTTATTTTGCTTACAAATTAAACTATTTTCATCACTAGCTTTATCTGGGCCGGAAGAATCCACTTTAGAATTTCTGATAGTTGGAAAATTTGGCTTTCGGTGGCACCATTTCCAGACACGGTTAAAGTTTGGAAGTCTATTTCGTACTCCATTTCAAAAGTTGTTGTGCCGAAAAAATCGGCAATAATTTTTTTTACATAACGCCATGTATATGGAGTTCTGATGTTTACCTGAGTCAAAATAAGCTGTTTTCGTTCGTTCAGTGTTGCACCTGAAGCGGGGACTATCCCAAGAATCGACTCCCATCGCGAAACGCCATTTTCTGTAGCGGTCTTAATAAATAGATCAGAAATAAAATTACTGAATGCAGCCCACAGTAAATCAAACTCGGCATTTTCTGTGTCTGCAATTTGGCCCATCTCTCGCATTTTGGCTACTACTTTAGGCCAGTAGCCTTCAATTTTTACATCTCTTGATATTTCCATTAGTGCCTCACAAATGTGCCACGAGTAACGATGCTGCTTTGTTCAACAGCTAAATTAGCGGGGATGCCGTTAATGTAAATTGAGAACACATCGTCAATTCCAGTGACTGCAAGGATTCTAGCCGAGATTTCAGAGACTCTTACGATAGTTTGTGTGTTATTTTCCCATGATTTGTTCAGCTCGTTGTAATAAGCGTCCAGAACAGCTAATACCAAAGGTTCAGCGGTTGACCAATTTGTTCCAGAAGAAAGTGTTATTCCTACGGACAAATTAACGGCGACGACAGAAGCACTACCGATAGTAACGATGTGCCCTATTGGAGCCTCACCGTATCCAAGGCCCATAGTATCCATTTCGTCGATCAATTGCGGGTCAATAGTTTCCTGCACGCTTGTGATTAGCTCTTCTGAGGCTTCTCCGTAGGCACTGCTTGTGATCGCAGCGCGAACTGTGCCGCCCCCGTTCCATGCCGGGAAAATTTTGACCCCTCCAACGCCTTGAATCGCCTTTAATTTTGCTTTGTAATCTGCAATATTTCCACCGAAAGATTCCGATGTTAAAGAATCCTTACAACGTTGTCTAAATATTTCTGTGTCCTCTTCGTCATTTCCGAGGATCACGACTTCATCAAGCGTTGCGCTGGTGAGTCCGTTGACTCCATCCACAGGAATAAGCCTACCTGTTTTGCTATTAGGTGCCACGCCAGCCGTTTCGCACTGCAATAGATACACTCCAGCACTTTCTTTTTCAGTGACGGCATAAATGTAGGTGCCGCACGAAAAACGTTCTCCTATCTCTATCTCTAGCGTCGAAGGCGTAAAAATACCGCGGACAATCGCGTAAGTGGCTGCCACCGGATAGATGTTGTGGTCTGATCCCCACAGTATCAAATATTCACGATCTGCCGTGTCCACAAATGCTTGATTTATCCCGTTGTCTATGGCCGTGTACAAATTCTCAAACTCAATCGAAGCCGGAGCCGTTGAGTCATAGATAATAGACCCCACACGCTTGTCGTATTTCGACAAGACACGCGCTAGAATGCGGCTTAAAATAACATCGGCGGTTTGGTCTGCATACAACATAATTACTCCTTAAATAACGGTGGACTCTTGCGATTCACCATAAATTGACGTGACGATAAAAGATACTGCGAGTTTATTGTTTGCCAATTGCTCAAATTTAAAATCGCTAACCGAAACGGTTCTTTCATCTCTCATTAGAGCTTCTGAATAACGACGATCAATTTCTGAAATCGCATAAATTAAGTTCTCTCCAAAAAGGTCGTCTAACTCAACACCAAAAGCGGATCCGTATATTTCGTGAACTTCAAATTCGGTATTCAAAACTTTGTATACAAATTGTTCGTACGCTTCTAGACCATCGACAAATCCAGATACGGATCCGTCAATCCCATCGTCATTATCGACGTTCATTTTGTACGTCAAGTTTGGCTGCGTGGATTCGGTAGCCTCGACAACGCTTTCGGACAGTGTGTTTCCTGGTAACAAGCTCATTCTGGTGGTTCTCCTGATGGATCAAAAGCGGCTGGTTTAGATGCTCGTGGCCAGTTGCTCGTATCTGTTATGTTCTCTTTCCAGCCAGCCAAAACCGAAGCGTCCGAGACTTCAAACGGGGCTTGCGTCTGATCCGCAATTCCGGCGGTCGCCGAAACTTCCCACTCGCCACCCGTCAAATGCTCGCTCATTCGATCCAAAACTATGAATGAATTTCCGCCCTGTGCACGAAGCAAAAGAACGCT